ATTTAAGAATAAATTCCTTAATTTCTTTTAGGTCTAATTTAATTTCTATAATATCTTTAGCCATTGAGTCGGTAGTTATTGATAAAGTATTAAGTTCTACTTCTTTTGTGCAATTATGGGTATTTTTATTTATCATAATTATAATTAAATTTAAAGATTAATCAAGGAAAATTTATAATATTTTTTTAATTTTTTTGAGGGTATTCATATACTCCTCTTAAATAATCTCCACAACAAAATAATCACGCACAATAAGTAGAAGAAATAAATATAATCGGTTCTAATAACATAATTTATAATATTTTAATTTGCTAGTGCAAAGAAACCTGCTCAATTATTAGGAGATGAGAAAGGATAAGCTAATCAGTCACCAGAGTTGTATAGTGCTGTTACTTCTGTAGAAGATAATACTCTACTCCATTAACTTATAGTATCATTTTAAATCATCTATTAATGCCATAATTTTTAAAATTAAATTATACTGCTCATAAAATTACCCAACTTGTACCATTCCACTCAAATATCATATTAAGTTGTGCTGTTGTTACTGTAGTAGGAGGTAAGGTTACTGTAGAAGCTAAGAATTGTGTGTCATAGGTCAACGCTCTTGCTGCTGTTCAAGTAATAGATACTTTAAGTAGTTGTCATATTCTAGCAGTTCCAGTTGGATTGTTTAGTTTTAAATCTCAAGCTTGTGCAGTAATTATAAAAGTATCCCAATAATCACAATTAAGAGATGTTCAAGTATCTGTGGTATAGCTAGTTGCTGTTACTACATTTTTACCAATCTTTTGGAAAGTCCAATGTGCAGCAGTTGTTGGAGTTGCTTGAGTAGAAGTAAATATTCAAGTACAACCTCAACCAAGAATAAGAATTGTATTTGCTCAAGATGATTGTACAGTAACTACTGATGTTCAAGTAGTTCCTATATTTTGGATAATATATTGTTGTCATTTTACTATTCAGGTGGTCGGAAGCTTAACTGTTTGTGTTGTAGTGCCTGTAAACTGTTGTATTTTAGTATATGTCTTGTCCATTGTTGTAGTTCAAGCAGCAGTTGCTGTTGATGTGAACCCATTCATTATTTCTCACCCTACAGAGTATAATCAAGCAGCCTCTCTATGAATTGTAGTATCTGTTAGGTGGCCGAGTTCAATATCTCAAGAAGAGTATATTTTTCAATTTTCTCAATAAAAAGAATAATTGTTTGCTCAATTAATAGCACTTCATCTTACTCAGATATTATCTCATCAAGCGTGAGTTCAATTAACATATCAATATACTCAGTTTGCCTTAGCTGTATCGCCAGTTGCTCCAACTCTTCAGACTCAAGTAACTCAACGAGCTTCATTTGCTCAGTTAGTTACAGATACTCATCATACTCAAGTTCAAGTATCACTTGCAGAAGCTACACTTTCTCATACTACTCAAATATTTCAAGAGTATGAATGTCAAGAGTCTGCTTGTGAACCAACTATTCTTGCAGTAGCCCAATCGGTTAGGTTAGCAGTTGCACCGAATAATCAAGTTGTACCAGTTGCAGCTCATAATACAGGAGCAACGAATGTAGGTCAATTAGTTGTTGCTAAGACTGTTCAGGTTCAAGATAGAGTATATTCAGCAGCAATTCAAGTACTTGCAGCAAATCCTGCAATTGTTGAGGCTGTTCCTGTGTGTCAAGAAGAAGTCCAACCAAGTGAGCCTAAGTTTGCGTGGGAGGTTACAACCGAAGTAGAGAATTTTGTAGTAAATACGCTCTGTGTTGACACAGGGGCATCTACATTTTGTTTTATTATATATCTTCAAAGTAACATTCATAGTTGTGCAATATGAGTTGGAACATTATCAGGTGCAGACTTAGCCTCTGCTTCTGCTGCTGTGTTATATTGTGCTTGTGGGTATAATAATGCTATAGATATTGTAGAGCCTGTTATTTCTCAATAAACCCATACATTAGCATATTTGTTAGCTGATAAATTTTGTAAAGTAGTTTGTGAAATATCGTTGTATTGAGTTTTGCTCCATTGAGTTAAGTCTGATTTCTGCCAACCACTTCAAGCTTTATACCAGTATCATTCTACGGTTCAAGTTACGGCAGTATCAATTCAAGCAAAATTAGTATCATTAAGTGCTACCCATACAGTTCATTCAGATACGGCGATATTACGAGTTCAAGTTCAAGATAACATTAATCAACCCTTATAATCATCACGCCTAACTAATCAGAATGAACGAATTGCTTGTATAACGTTAGTCATTCAATCAGTAACCCACCAAGGAGTATTGGCAACATAAAGTTCCTCTGCACCATTTATAGTTTCATTTACAGCACGAGCTAAAGGAAATTCTGTGTCATAATCCCAAGTAGATGATGTCTTTGTTACAATTTGAGGAGTTCCTGCATTGTACTTAACTCAGATATAACGAGAAGAATTTGCTGGTATTGTAATATCCGCAGGAGCAGACCAATTAAATGGCAATAATTGTGCATTATCATCATCTGTAGCCTTAATAAATCAAGTTCATCAAGTTATTGCTACCTTTGAACTTCCTGCATTAGTAGCAACTCATCAAGTTTTTCTTCAAGTAGAACCAAACGAATTTAGAAAATCATTTACAGTTCAATAAGTAGGAGTGCCCACTAAGGTTTCCATAGGTATATTTGAGGGTTTGACTACTATATTTCAAGATAGTGCGAGAGTGTTTACAGTTGTGGAAGTTGGAACATAAGAAGATAAGTCACTAGTCATAGCGAATGTTCAACTTTTAGCAGGTATAACATTTGTGTAATTATTTGTTGAAATATTTTCAACTGAAATTATATTAGTTCAAGTGTCATTATTATTATAAAAAGTAATCTGTCATCATACCATTCATACACTTCATAGTTTTAATGTTCAATTTTTTGCCACAAATCATTGAGCTCAAAGAACTCAAGTATTAGAATTATAAATAAGAAAGTTGTTAGTTTTGACTGCTTGACTTCAAGTCAATCAAGTAAAAAATCATAAATAACAAGTTGTGTCAGTTATTTCATTTGCTGTTGTTACAGTTCCTGCATTTCAAGTAACACTTCAAGTTATAGCATTAGTAACTGTAATATCAGTTGCCCATAACTTAGTTAATCGGTTTGTTGTATCTCAAATAGTTTGTCAAGTTGTTTGAGATAAATTAAGTTTCAATCATAATTGGTCATATAGAAGTTTTGCGCTAGCATATTGTGTATCAGTTGAACTTCAAGATATAGAAGTAACCTTATTAGTTACATTTTCGGGAACATATCAAAGTCCAACATTTAAAAAACTCCAATTACCTACTGTTTGTGCTGGCGCATCTACTTTGGCAATTACCCAATCTCATACAGCTACAGAAATTCATCATAATGTTCAAGTTACAGATATAATCCAAGCATCTCATTTCATTATGGCTCACGCTGTTCAACTTCATCAAGTAGCAGGGAAAGTATTAGAAGAGGCGTTATAAGTTCATCTATAATCTAATAATCACGCTACAAGCAAGTCTACATAATCCTTGAAAGCTTTAACACTAGGATATTTTGTAGTTGAAGAGGCGTCAGTACTTATAGAGTTGCTTTTATTTGAAACATCTTCTTTTGCATTCCAATAAGATTTTTCAACATCTGTAACTAGCCTATGTGTTGCGTCATCTGATAGGTCGGATAACTCATCAGGTAGAAAATCTTCATCAGTGATAAGTATATTTTCATCTTCATAATATTTCTTTATTTTAGTTGCCATTTTTGAAAAAATTAAGAATTAAGCTGGAATATAAGAATAAGTATAAGAAGCTCTTTGAGAAGCCTTAAAAACAAATTCATCACTAGGTTGTCACTTTAAGTTCCTAGGATATTTTTTGTTTCAATCTATATCTATAGCAATAATTTGCCAAAATGAGTCAGCTTCTGCCCTTCATAAATCAGCTTTACATATATATGTAGTGCCAACTGTTGTAGTACCGTCTACTAGAGTTTGATAATTCATAAATTAAAAAGTTAAAAATTAAGTTACAGTGTTAGTATCTGCTTTTGGTGTAATTGCCAAATCATAATAAAGTCTAAAATTTGTTACGACTGCGTTAAGTGGGGAAGCTCATCATCTATTAGTATAAATAGAAATTCTATCGCCGTGACTTACTGCAATATCTTCGGAGAATGTTGCAGCAACTGTACTATTATTGGTGCGTTCTGTTCAAATCGCCACTCAATTTTTATAAATCTTCCCATAAACTGTATAAGTATTTAAGCTTGTAGCTAAATCAAATTTTACTCTAATTGTTCAAGTTTCCTCAAAATAGCATAATGTTATTGCTTTTGTTTCTGAATAAGGGGCGGAGTCAGCACCATTTTTAGAAGCGTCATTTGAAGTTTTCAGTGTATCACTTGCTACTCTAGTATAATTTCCGTAATTATCTTTTGCTTGTTTGCTATTAATATAACGAGTTTCATCGCTTCAAGTTGTAGCTTCTGCATCTGTACATAACTCAACCAATCATTCATTTGTTACACTTGCTTTAGCTAGATGTTTTCTATTTGCTGTGACCGATTTTTCATACATCACAAGCATATCATCAGAAGCAATATCACTCGTGCTTTCTGTGAGTCAATTAATATCAATTGTTGGACTCTCAAAAGTTGGTGCAGAAGTTGTACCATTACTTGTTAATACTTTCGTTGCTGCTCAAAGAGCAAGTTCAGTAGTTATTCAGCTTCAATTTGTATAAAATACTTTCCAATTTCAACCTATTACTTGTGCAGGTGTTATGCTATCTATTTTGCTTCATTCTATCGTTGCAAAAGTTCTTACATCTGTAATAACTCACGCTCAATCAGTTTCGGCAAGAGCAATATAATAATCAGTTGCAGGATATGCAGTATCAACCACGATTGTTGCTATTCAAGAACCAGTAGGACTTGTATTAAGTGTGTTGTCATTGATATTGTCTAATGGAACTTTTATAAAAACTTTTTTATTGCTTCAAATTGTGATAGCTTCGTTTTGTTGGTTCCACACATAAACCAAAAATGTTTCTGTTGGAGTTGTATTTGTGCGAGTTACAGAAATAAAACACTTTCAACTTGCAACCTGTCAGGCTGTGACTTCTAAGTTTCAAGTTCAAGCGTCTGCTATAACTCAAGCATTAATTATTGAAGTTGCTAATATCTGAATATCAGAATCCTTATTAAGAACTCATCAGGTAGTAGCATTAATTAGTTTACAAAGTGTTGCCATAGTTTAAAATTAAAGATTTAAAAGTTTTATATTTTTTTCCATTTGTCTAAGTTTATTAAATATTGAGTCTACATATACATATATGTCTGATACTCCAATACTTTCTATCTTTGTGCGATTTTTAAATTCAATCTTCATTGTATTCACATAAACATCTCAATTAAAGTTAAGGTATGTGTTAGCATTTTCAATTATTAGTTTTAATTTATCTCAAACCTTTATTCCTAAGCCATTAACTTCTATATCAAACTCAAACATTCTTTGTTCTTCTTTTTTGCTATCTAAATATAACTGTGTATTTCCTGCTCTATCTCAATCTCTGAATGTCTTATATTCTCATAATGCTCAAAAGTTTGTTATACTTGTTGTATCTGAAAGCGTGGTTTTTCAATTGCTATCACTTCCGATTATTACATTGCTTACAGTAGAATAACTTTTAGAAATTAATTTAGAAATGTTAGACTCGTAAGGGTCAGCTCAATTATAGATTAGTGCAGTATATTCAAGTCAGGTTGTCTTATCAGTTCAGAGTAATTCTGCTACTATAATTTGTTCTCAAACTATATCCCAAACCATTCAAACAAGTCAACTAAGTTCTTCTAATATATCAAAAACATTATCTCAAATTTCGTAATCTTTACTAACTAAAGTAGTATCATTTGTGGAGAAAGTCCAAGTTTCACTATAAGCAGTGTTCCAATCTCATAGAATATCATTCATTATTGTAGTTATAGTTTGGCTTGTATAACTTTTTGCATTCAATACAAGTTTTTTATTCATTAGTTCCTTTGTGGAACGACCTAATAATTTAATTTCATTAACCGATACTTGTAAATCATAAATATAACCAGTAAAAAGCAATTTATCAATTCAGTCAACTTCATATAGTTCTATTTTATCATATTTTGTTAAACCTGTTATAACTGGAATTGTTAAATCACAAGTTGCAAAATTATTTATATCATAATCAATAGTAGCCTCAAATATATTTTGTATTTGAGTTGTTATTACACCTGCGTTATATACTTTAAGTACTAATTCCATAATAAGATTGTTAAGAACCCATATAAGTATAATTGTATTCTATTGTTACAACTACCGAAGGACTTGCATTATCTCAAAAAATAAATATTTCATTCAATCAAGGATTTAAAAAAACTGTTGAACTTCAAGAGCCACGATATTTACTTACATCAAGTCAATTATCTTGTACAATTAATGTACTACCACGATTATCAATTACTAAGTCGGTTGTTGTAATTCAGTCTAATCTGTATGCTGTTACTGTTGTATTATTATAGATAACTGGGTTTTCTAAAGTTCAAACTATTTCAATGCTACAAGGAGCAACAAAATCTCATCAGTTAGTTACTTGTAAGGTATTAGCTATTCAAGATAATCCAAAAGGAAGAATTGCAGGTAATATAATTCAAGCTGTATTATTTGTACTTGCACCAGTAAATATTTGGTCCGTAAATCAGAAATAATAAGGTACTTCCGAATAAAGTTCAAAACTAAATTCAATAGTAGGCTCATTAACTGTATGATTGAACTCACAAGATTTATAAACTTTAGCTTGTGTTTTATAAATATTATCATTCCAATCTTTCCAAGTTAATTGATAAAATCAAGTATTAGTTAGACTTGGTATTCATTCAGGCTTAATAAGATTGTTGATATAATCAACTCCAATTTGTCTTTCTGCATAAGTTGCACCATAGATTATTCAAGAAAAAGTGAAAAGTCTTCATTCTGCTAGAGTACTTGAACTTCTTGCTCAATGAAAGTTTTGTTTTGCGTTTATGTCTGTTCGTAATGATACAGTCTTATTTGACTCACTCATAATAATATGATAAGTTTCACTACTTAATGCAAATCCTTTATATGTAATATCTTTTATTATCATAATTTTATTGATTTTTAAATAAAGCTCTTAGAAGACTATCTAAGTCCATACCATTATTAACACTACCTACATTTGTTGTTGTGTTATTTGTTGTAGTATTGTTAACTACTTTTCAAGATTGTAAAGATTGTATTTCTGCATTAACTGCTCTTACTTCGGAAGCTAATCTTTGAACATCTGCAATTCTGTTATTAATTTCTCATTTGAAAAATGCTGAATATTCTGTTTCTATTCTTCTTTTTTCTTCTGCCATTGCAATAATAATATTCTTTTCTTGTCCTAAATAGTTTTCTTGTACTTGTAATTCATTAGCAAGTTCCTCTTGTTTAGCTATTAATTTTTCTGCAAAATCTCTATTCTCTACATTTTTAATCTCATCAAGATTTAATTCAATTCATTTTAATAAATCCTCATTTATTCGTTTCCTTTCATCAAGAATTGCTTTATTATTTGCTTGTTCTTCTAATAACCTTTGTGTTTCTGATAGTTCAGAAACTCTTTTTGCTTCATCTATAGTTGCTTGACTTACATTCTGTGTTGCAAGTGCTATTTCGTCTTGTAATTTCTTTTGTTGTTCAAGTAAATCAAGAATTTGTAACATATCTGTAACTGTAGATGTTCAAATAGTTTCTGTTCAAGCTTTTTGCATTCAAAGTAAAGTTTCTTTGCCTAAAGCTTCAGCTAAAGATTGACTTGTTCATCATTCACTTAAATCTTTAATTTCTACCTCAATATTTCCACTTTCTGCTTGTGCTGACACTACTCTTTCAGCAATATTTTCTGCTGTTTGTGTTTCTAATTCGTCTAGTTGTCTATTTATGTCTTTAATATTAGAAATTGCCTCATCTCTCATTTTTCTAAACTCATCATTTATTTTACTTACTTCTTCTTGATAGTTTTTTACTTTGTCTTCACTTGATTTTATTCTTTTATCAATTTCATTATAAAAAGACTCTACACTTTTAACTCTTGCCTTTTCTTTTTCTTCTGCAATTTTAATAATTTCCTCTGCGTTTTGTTGTTCTACTTTTAAGTCTTCTCATTTAATAATAGCAATATCTTTTTGCAGTTTTTCATTAATAGCAACTATTGCTTTTGCCTTTTGTTCTTCTGATAATTCTGAATTTTTAACTGACTGAATATTTAATCTAGCTTCATCTTCAAGGGATTTTATTTTTATGTCAAGTATTTGCTTGGCCTGTTCTTTTGCTATTGACTCTGCTGATTTTCATTTTCATCAACCTGCTCATCAGGTTGTTTTATCTGTATTTAATATTTTTGAATAATCTATCTTTAAATTAGTAAAATCAACTTGTGGCAATTTAACTGTTTTACTTCATAAATTGTCAATATTTTCAGCTAATTTTGTAAAATTATTTTCTGCATTTGTTAAAGTATCTGAAAGAGAAACTATAGAGGCTCTTGAAGTATTAACGAATCAAGGCAATTTTTTAAATCAAGAAGACATATCAACAAAACTTGATTTTTTAAATCAACTATCTAAATTATCAACTATTTTTCATATTCATAGCTTTTCAGAAATTAATCATCATAATCAAAGAGATACGGAATCTATGAAATTTCATAATGCTTTTAAGGAAATTTTAAGTGCTTGTATTAAAGCCGAAGGTAAATTATCAAATGCTCTTCAGATATTTATTCAAAGATTTTTAAATAACGAAAGGGTGTTTTCTCAAAATACTTTTATATTATCAAATAAGTCTTGGAATATTCCTATAGCAACATTAAAAACTCACTTTACAACATCAATTAAAAATGAAAAAACAACTCATAATGCTCATACTCAAGCTGCTAAATATCATAATACTCAAATTTGTTTTTTTCAGGACTCTTGCACATTTTCTGATAAAGTAACAAATAAATCATTTATTGTATTTCATACAGTAGATGCAAGATTTATAACAGACACCATAACACTTCAAACGCTTGATAATATTATATTTAATATATTTCATATTTCTTCTCAATTTTTAGATAAAAAATTTAACATTTCAGTAACGCCACCCTTAATTAATGGAATTATTTTAGTTCATACGCTTTCTCATAATTGAGTTATAGAGTCAATAACATTAGACCACAATCAAGCTAAAGTTGTTGATTGTTTTTCCATTAAATTAGCGAATTTACCCCCCTCTCAAGTCATTGTTTCAAAAGCTTTTGTTACTTCCGTAGCTGAAATTTTTCCAGCCTCAATCATTTGCGATATTTCTCAAGTAGTTTTATTAAGATTTTTTGACAATTCAGCTAAAAGAGGTACTCAAGCCTCTGTAAATTGTTTTAATTCTCATCATTGTAATCTTCATTTTGCCAAAACTTGACCATAAGCAAGAGCAAGCCTATCAAGTGGAACTGATAATCAAGCGGATACATCTCATAACATTTTCATTGTAGGTATAAGATTCTCACTAGCAATTCACATAGCTAATAGTTGCTTTGCATTTTCTCTAATTCAAACTAATTCAAATGGAGTTTTTTTGGCAAAATCTGATAACTCTTGTAATAAAATATTTGCTTTTTCTGCACTTCAAAGCATTGTAGTAAATGATATTTTAGCCTGTTCTAAATTTGATGCTAATGATAAAATTGCCTTACCAGCTAATCATATTCAAGCTACTACCGCAGTTCAAATTATAGTTCAAAATCCTATAATGCTTTGTTTTATAGAATCAAATTTAGCTTGTAATCTTGATAGTGAAGTATCTCCAGTATTTACATAGTTATTAAGCTGTCTTTTTGCTTCTGTAAGTCAAGAAGATAATCTATTTGTTTCTACTCTTAACTCTAAAGTTTCTCATCAATCTTTTTTGGCTTGTCTTAGTTTTGTTCTGGCTTCTTCTAGTTTTTGTTGAAAATTTGCTATATTAAGTTCTAAATTCATTAATAAGCTCCTATCTAATTCTTTTTTTGTATCACGAGCCAATATTTTAGCCTCATTTCATACAGCTTTGAAATTATTTATGTTTCATTTTATTTCTACTTCTATTACTGGTCAAGCCATATAAATTTTAAATTAAATTTTTAATTTTTTCTAATTTTTGCTTTATTTGTTCTTCTTCTTCTTTTGTTCTATTTTTTCTCTTATCATAAACAGATTTTAGTCTATTTTTTTGCTGTCATTGTTTTGTTTGCTCGTTTAAGTTCCATATTACTCATTCACATACTAGTTCTAATTCTTCATAAGTCATTTTATAAAGAATATCTAGCGTAGATATTGCACTTTCTTTTGCGATAAAAGTTATTAAAGAAATTATAGGAGTATCATCTCAATTTGCTTTAGTGTCTTTAAAAAGTCATTTAAAATAAGTATTTTTTAATTGTTCAAAAATTTTACCTGATTGGAAATAAATATTTCATTCATCTCTTTTACTTAGTTTTCAATGTTCTTTTACAAAATTAATTGTCCATATTCATAAATCAAAATCCTTTTTTTTTGAACATTCTATAAACTTTAAAATTTCAATCATTTTTGCTTGATTGAATGTTAATAAGATATTTTTATGGTAATTAATCCCTAAAAACTCTTTAATAATCTTTATCCTTATTTGCATAGGTTACTTAATTAATTATAAAATGGGAGGAGTTTTTAAATCCTCCCAAAAAATTAACTACGCACCTAAACGCTCTGAATTTACTAGTACAAATCATCCTTTGTTTCAAGTTAATTCAAATGCAGAAGCTGGCAAGTCGCCTGCTCTTACAACATCAAGGAAAGATAAGACTAACTCTCAAGATAGTCAAGCATTGTATAGATATACAGTGTCAACATCTCAATTACTATCAGCTACAGTAACAATTTTTACAATTAATTCAGGAATTGTTCTTGTAGATAGATTAAATCAATAATCAACAGAAGTAGGCGAGCCTGCAACCGCAAGACTATTAATTCATAATAGAATTTTAAGAGCATCGATATCTCAAACCTCAAACCAATTTCAAGAAATTATAACAGAAGGTCTTGTATACTTTTTTAAAGTTCAAGTGTCATCTGCTTCAACTTCTTTTAAGTTATCAGATAAGTTTAATTTTAAACTTAAATCTGTAATAGACGCCATACGAGTAAATGTTAAAGCGTCAAGTTCTGTTCTTAATGCTTCTGCTGTTGTTAGATTATCTAAGAAAGCAGTAGATAGAGTAGACTTTGCTATAACATATAACTGTCATATTTGGTCTTGTAACGCACCATTTTTTATAGCACTCATAATATTAAATGTTAGAAATTAAAATCATTCATTTTTTAAAGAACGGCGTAGATTTCCAATAGTCAACCTGTTCTTTTTCTAAAAAACATTCTCACGAATATATTTCTCAACTGAAATAAATTCTTTCTTTAAAGAATGCACTTTGTTTTGTTTTTGTATTATAGCCTTCTTGTTGGACTACTCGCTTTCTGACTTTCATAAAAATTAATTTAAAAAATAAAATCTATAGTCTTGAACAATAACTCTTCTATTCTTTTCATCATATCAATTATTAAGTCCTCAATCTTCATAACAATTATAAACATAAAAACTACTTAGACTCTTATTACTTAGAAACTGATTAGATACAAGGTTTTTAAGTATCAAAAGACTATTGAAAGTTGTGTTTTCATTATGCCCAATAAACTTAAATTCTAAAAGTGTTCATTTATTTAAAAAAGATTGTTGTTCTCAAAGTATATTAATTGTTATGTAAGTTCAAACTTGGTCATCAGAAATAGGCAATCAAAAATATATTCTATCTCAAGTAATATTGTGGATAGCAGTTATAGACTTTAGATAAGTGATTATTTTGTCAATTTCTATTTGTCTTACGCTCATAAATTTTTACTTATTATACTTATAATTTCTGACTGATTATTTTCTTTAGCTTTTGTCATCATTCTTGCACCAACTCAAATTTTGAATATATTTCATTTTGGCTTATTATATTTATATATTTTGCCTCAAACTCAATATTCAACCCAATAGGCATAAGGAGTTTTATTTTTAATCTTTCAACTTACAATATCGCCGTTCCTTGTTGCCTTTTCTGTTTCATAACTTCAAACAAGTTTTCTTGTATCTTCTGGCGTTCAAGCTTCTATTTTTTCTTTTAAAAAACTTAAACCTTGATTGATACCGATGATAAGTTTATTAGCAATATCATTTATAGATTTATCTAAATCTTTTTCAAAACTCATTTTAAAGTTCAGTTATTTCTAAGGCAATATGATTGATTTGCGAGAATAATCTTTGTGCTTTTACACTACTGATTAAGTAAGTTCAAATCTCTCATAAAGTAGTATCAAATATACTTATCTCATCTCACTCGGCAATATTATTGTTTTCAGGACTAATAATTACTTTTATTTTGTTTAAATTTGTTTCTGTTGCTAAATTTGTATTATCTAACCTTTTATTTGTAGAATAATAACAACAAGGCATAAAAGAATAAATTGTAGAATAACTTTTATAATCTTCTCAATTAGAATTTAAAATAACAACTCTTTTAATGTCTGCGGTATATGGCAATAATGATTTAAGCATTTTTATATAGAGGCTAATTTGTAATTTCAAAGAATTGATTGAATAATTATAGGCGAAGATTCACTAGATATATAATTAATGGACACATCTCACACCTTATAGCTAGATACTTCTTTACCTCAATCCCTATTCATCTCTCAAGCAATCATAATATACATTAATAACTGTAAGTCACTAGGAATAGTTGAATATCCACTAGTGTAAGTTATATCAAAAAAATTAAATTGCTTAGTGGTATCAATGAAAGTAGCAAGATTATTTATAAAAATCTTTCTTCAAAATCTTATCATATAGTCTTGGTTCAAAACTCATACATAACTTGTTCAGTCAATAGCTTTAATTACAGTTACATTTGAATTAGAAACATAAAAACTTCAATCTAAACCATTAATATCGCAACAAGATATTTGTTCAGTCTTATCAGACTGTGAAATATCTCCAATAACATTTATTAAAGTTTTTTGAACTGCAGGTATAAGTATATTAAGCTTATCATCTGAACTACTATCAGTAATTCAAAGATAACTCTTAACATCTGTAAGTTGTACCCAATTAGACATAATTTTTAAAGATTATTTTTTACTCTTTTTACTTTTCTTAGTTTCTGTATAATCATCTTCAACATTTTCTAACTGTTCATTTAATTTAGAAATTCTTTCTTGTCTCATTTTTTCTTTAACTTCAAAATTATTTTCTAATTCTGAAATTTCTTTGAATAAACGAGTTTCAATAGCTTTAATTTCTCTTTCTAAATTAGAACGGTCATTATTTGTTTCTCTCTCTATTTTTTCAATTCATTCTAAAATTTCCTCTTTACTTTTTCATCATACCTGCTCAAATGAATTTGATAAAAAGAATTTTTTACTTTCCTCTGGAATTTCTATAATCTCTCAATTAAGTATTTTCTTTTTTTCATTTCATACTTTTGCAAAAGTATGTTCTGTGCCGATATATTTTACTTTTATCATAAAATGGTTAGTTAATTTTATTGCCTAAAGGGGAGCCTAAATAACCCCCCAATTAGTTTAAATTTACACAGTTGCATTGATTGCTAATCATACACTTGGAGAAGTTTGACCTGCTTTTTTATTTACTATAGTGAAACCAAATTCAACTGTAGCAATAACAGCATATCATTTTCAAGGTATTTTGATAACATCAATCTCAATAGGTTGTCAATAACCCCATTGAATAGCTGGTTTGTATATATAGGCAAATCAACCTTTAGTGTTTGAAGCAGGAGTTGCTGATTGTTTTCAGTCTGCTTGTGTCAATCCGAAATCTCTACAAACTACATATTCTACTCAAGCAAGTTTGTTTTGTAATTTTCCATCAACTACTGTTGAAGCAATACCATTTTGATATTGATTTTTGAACTCTGCGATTGTAAGAGTCTTATTGTATGTATTGCCATTAATTAATAGTAATAAATTAGCTAAATCATAAGAATAATCTCATAACAAAGCTCTAACTGTAATAAAATCATCAAATTCAAGTGTTCATACATCAATATACCCAGTATTTGCTCAACCCGCTAATGCTATTTTTCTAATACCATTATCTAGTAATAGTCTATGGTCGTCAGCACCAGAAGCAAATGTAGAAGTTGGAACAGCGTCATCACAGTTAACATTACCAGTTGAGGCGTTGGAAGTATCACCATTGATAATCATGCTTTCAGCAGTTCTTACAACCTGTTTACTAATATCTTCCATAACTGAGGTTTCAACATCAGTAATAGAGTGATTAGTAAGTTTTTTTGAAATATCTACTGAAATTATCATAGGTGCTTGTGTGATAGTAACATCTCCAGTACCTAGTCTATTTTTCCCTTGTGCAAGGATACCTGCACCAGTAGTCCATTCTGAATTACCTACAGCAAATCATACTTCGCCTTTAACTGCAACCTTAACAGAAGCCCCCATATTGTTTCAATGAAATCAAGGTAACTTATCAAGGAATGTTGCATAAGCAGGTACTGAATTATATACGGTATCTGAAAGAGTATCAACTGGAACTAATTCTTTACCATATCCAGTATTAGTTGTGTGTTCAACTTCGTTTGCATTCTTTTCATAGTCTGCAACCTCTTTTTCAAAAACTTCTGCTGAAATAATATCAGCTCTAAGTTCTTTTATTCTATCTATTAATTTGTTCATTTTTTTAAATTAAATTAAATATTAAAATTGTCCTTTTGCTATTTGTAATTTTTTAGCAAGTTCAGAATTTGATTTTTTTTCAGCTTTATAACTTCAAACTGATGAAAAAATTGTATTCCTTAATTTTCCAAATAATTCGGTTATAGTATCTACTATTTCCTCATTATCTTTTGTTAATGAATTTATCTTATCAGTTAACTCATTATTTACTAACTCTAAGTTTTCCACAAAGCTATTTTTCAAGCTTTCTATATCCTTTGTGTGTGTTTCAACACTAATATAATCTTTTTGTAAAGTTTCTAATTTATTGCTTATAGATAATTCCATTTCAGAGATTTTTATTTCAAAATCACTAAAAAGTTTATCTATAGCTTTTTTTCAAGCAAACTCATTAGACTCTTCGTTTTGATTATCAATTTTATCCTGTTCTACAGGAGCTTCTATCGTTTCAGGAGTTTCTAAATCTTCTTTTACTTCTTCTTTAATTTCATTAAATTCAGGTGCTTCTTTTTCAAATTCAGAATAATGTTTGCTTAGATGTTTATAAACTGCTTTTCTTTCTTCTTCTGGTATATCAGCACCACCTCTTGCACCTAATAATGCTCACATTGCAGCCTTTACTCAACCCCAAACAGTTTCAAGTCATCAATCAACTACATCGTGATGAGGTAGTTTATACGCTCAAAGTGTTTCTGAATTTTCTTCATCATACCAAGTGAAGCCTTTAGAATACTTAACATAATCAATAGTATCTCAATCAGTAGCCCAGTCTTTTAGTCTTTTTTTAGCCCCTACTCAATCCCAAGCTTTTCACTCATCAGATAAAGAGTAAGATTTATAAGATACTACTTTGTTTATTTCTGTTTCAACTTCCTCAATAACTTCATCTGTAGTTTCCTCATTAATAGTTTCTGAAACTTCTTCTTGTTTTTCTTCTTGTAACTCTTTCTCTTGGTTTTCTTCTGTAGTTTCCTCATTTTGTTCTTGTTCTTTTTCTTCTTCGTGTTCTACAACTGCATTTTTTCTTTCGTTTATTTTATCTCAAAGTTTTTCTTTTAATTCTTCTGCTTTATTGTGAGCAAATTGTCATATTCAATTTTGAATTGCCATTGCTTCTTCATTGCTTCAAATAGTAACAAGTGAATTTTCTAGCATAGTTGCTTTAGTTATAACTAATATAAGGGTTTCAGATTGCCCACAAAATGCGTCATATATTCAACCCCATCAATATTTTTCGACTGCTTCTTCTTCTGAGATTAGTTTTCAAGTTGCTACATCTTCAAATTTATATTCATCAGTCATTGCTCCAGTAGACAATGCAGTTATTAATCATTTTTCAACTCTTACTCTATCTGTTCATTCAAGAGTATCTTTATAAACAAAAAACATTATATTTAGATTTTTAGCTTTATCATACCAAAAAGATAAGGCGTGTCAGATTGGCTCTTCTACATTATGCTGAAATAATATAAGAGGGTTTTTGAAATAATCATCAAAGCTCCAACCTTTCTGATTATACTTGTAACCATTTCTTGATTTTTCTCAAGGTCAATAATTTTGCGATGCTATTCATTTATAAATTAGTACATCTTCTCAATCAGGCAACTCAATACCTGTTTTAATCATATCTATAGTTTTATCTGCCATTATAGAGTTCATTGCTTTATCTTTTAAGATTTTGCAATCTAAATGAAAGAAAAAACCGTTTTTATTGATAAAATCTTTTAGCTCTTTCTTTTTCAAATTTTTAATATCCATAATAAAATAAGTTAAATTATTAAATAATACCTGATGATTGCTCTAATGGGATAATATTATTCTTGATTAGAGGTTTTTTGGCTTGGTCTGGCAATTTAGCTGTATCATATCATCTTTCATTCCATACCATTTCTACAGTTTGTAATCAAAGTTCTATATCTTTTCTTTGGTTTTCTTCAATAGTATCTCTATCATCGAAACTTTCACTATCTAGTTTAATAACAAACTTAAATTTTTTATCTACAAACTTTTTATAAAAATTATTCATATCAATTTCAAGTTGGTTTGCAAATTGTGTAAGAGTTTCTTTAGCTTCTTTCCTTATGCTTGTTATTGACCTATCAGCTCAACTTGATTGTATATAGCCTATAATACGAGGGTCTATTTGATAAACCATTCACATTTTTTTTATGAAAAACTCTCTAAGTTGTATCAAATCTAAATCCTTGTTACTCATATCCAACACTTTAGCATCTTTTATTCAATTTGAAACTATATGTTTAAAACTATTTTCAGTACCTTTGAATTTTTGATTTATCATATCATCTGCAACTTTTACTTCGGTTCCTTTAATTTCGGGGTCAAGCATAAAGATAACATTAGGCATTGCATTGTTTTTGAAAAAATAGTAATTACGCCTTGAAGTTTCTTTCTCTGCCATTGCATCATATAATATACTCTCATATAGACTTGCTCAATAACTAGGATTATCAGAATTATATCTTACTATAGAGTTATACATATTGTCGGCTTGTATTTCCTTAGAAACTCATCTAGTTGTTTGAGTATATTTAAGGATATTTCATAAATTATCTACATTTTTTCTGATTGTTCTACTGTCTACAACTTGTGCTTTAATTTCTCAAAGTACATTTGTTTGAGGGAAAATATAAATATCCCCACTGCAAAAATGATGAGTAAAATATTTTTCTTTAAATAGTTTGAAAGTATTATCAGAAAAAACATTTAAAACTTTATTAAGTGTTACGGTATCTTCTATAATTTTTCAGTTGCTATCTTCTAAGTAAATTCAATTAGTTCAGACCCAACTTACTATTTTAGTTTTGTATGCTTGTGCTTCCGTAGAATAATTTTGAATTTCATAAAAAGTATTTAAAGAAAATACAACATCTCAACAAGCATTTAATGAAGTTCAAATAAAATTAAATCCTCTTGATGATAGATTAGAAATAACATTAGTGTCTAATCATTCAATTTTTTGAGTTTTCTTTTTAATTTCAAATCAAAATATATCCATACAAGATAAATCAGATTAATAAATTATTGTAGTTATACTAATACTAATTTTGTGATAGTGTATTTTTTTTGGTATCAAAAAGAGAGTATTTGTCAATTAAGTTAAATATCTTTCTTTTTTTACGAATATATGTAATTTTTTTATTTATAAATAATTCATATTTTGTTGTTTTGTTATTTTTCCTCTCAATCAATAATTTTCTAACTAATCAAGACTCAACTAAAAATCATTCAGACTCTAGCTTATTAGTTAAGTCTTCAATGTTTTCAGAAGTTTTAAAAATGTTTTCTATATTTTTATCAAGCATAAAAGATTAATTAACTGATATATAAAATTCTTTGTGTTCATACTCTTTCCAGCTCCATACTCACGCATCAACTAAGTTGTCAACTCATCATTCATCACCAGTAAAATCTAATAATTCATTTACCCAATCAGAACAATCAGGATAAAAGAGTATCTGTCATCTCATTAATTCTCATTCATATTCTTTAAATCTAGTGAGTTTATCTTTCGTGGCATTTACAACCTCAATAGCCATTCATATTTCCTCTCAATCTTTATTTTTAAATCTTTTCTTTTGTAAGACTCTAGCAAATAATTCTCAACCATTATTCTTCTCAATTAAAACTCTGATAGCATTGTATTTAATATAAAGGCTTGTTATAATCTTTTCTGCTATATCTTCGTCTTTTTGGCTTCATTCTAATTTCTTACAATATAATCAATATCTATAAGTAATATTATTAATTGTCTTAAATCCTGTTACAGCAATCCCAATAGCATCACTTCAAGTTTTTAGGCTAAAAGCTGGGTCTATTCATATTTGCACAAAATCAAAATCAATTTGTTCTTGTGTGTAGTTAATCCATTCATCTCTTACAATAGTTTGTCCCCTGATTAATGGTATTCAGAGAAAATTTTGGTCAAAATTACTTTTTTCTTCTCTTCTTATAGCATCAAGACTAATAACATTGCTAGTTCAAATATTATCCTTATTAATTTCTTCTGCCTCCTTATCTGTTTCAACATATCTATTCCATAGTATAGTTCAAGATTTAGTTCAAGCTGGTCAATAAATAAAGTTAGAATAAACAATCCAATTAGGATTATTAACAGCCTCTTGCTTCTTTCTTACATTTCTTCAATCTTTTCTAATAACATTTCACAGCCATATAATCTGTCAGCAAGTCTTATCAAGTCATCATATAACCTCTCAATTCAAGAAGTCCATATCTGCCTTAATTATTCTTAGATTCTTAGTGTTCTTATCATTATCCAAATCATCAAACAAGATATGAGTAGGTCTTACATTTCATTTAAGCTTTGAATTAAAAATTTCTCATCTTAAAGCTTCTCACATTCAGAATGCCTTAACTTTAATATAATTAGTTGTTACAAATTCGCTAATTCCTTTTTCAGAAATATCATCGTCTTCATAGTCACTTGACTTTTTACTGAATAAAACTCAAAAGTCTTCTTCTATTAAGTTATTATGTATAAGTTCTTGTGCAATAAGTTTGTTAAAACTCTTAGCCTTGTCTTTATCATAACAAAGATTACAAATAAAATCAGTCTTTTCATAACATATTTTCCAAATTTCAAAAGCCATTCATAGAATAGTGGTCTTTGCACTTTCCCTATGTCATTCTACATACAGATTTAATCATTTTTGAGCTGATATACACCAGTCTTTATGGAATGGTGCTAATTCAGGGAATTTGATATGTTTTTGGAAATAATATAAAAAAAAGTTATAAAAATCTTGCTCTAAGTATATTACTCTAGTATTTTGTTCTGAAATTACATTTAATAATAATTCTTGGTCTGTCATTATAGTTTTTTAAAAAATACTCATAATTTATTATCAGAATGCCCTATTGTTGACTCTCATATATGGGCTATATAAGAATAGCTAGGAAGATAACAAGGTAATCATAACTCTTTACCTATTTGTCATATACAAGCATCAATTTGTTGGTTTCTTTTTGGTATATAAGTTTTTAAATGATTTGCATAAAATGGGTGGTTGATTATTCTTTCAATGTTATTAAACAAATAACAGGCTCAAATATTACTCCAACCATTCCTTATATCATTCCAACCTTGTCTACTTATTACATCGGCAACTCTATAATCAAGAATAAAATTATAATAAGCAAAATCTTTTCATTCTGATATAATTTTTTCAAGTTCTTCTTTAAATCATTGCCTAAAAATATAATCATCTTGAAAATATATTACATATTCCTTGTCTTTATTTTGTTTTATTGAATAATCAAAATTCATAAAACATCATCGTTTTACTTCATTAATTTCTAGTTTAATATTATTATCTTCAATCTGATAAGTTCAAGGTTCAGCATAAATATATATGGTTTCATTGATTCAACAATCCCTTAGACTTTGTATTGATTTATTTATTGTTGGTTTTTCTCTTTCAATAAGAGTAACAACGAATTTAATTCTTGATACCATAAACTTCTTTGGTTATTTCTAAATTTTTTCAGCTATTCGTTAAAAGTTTTATGTTGTATTCTTCTAATGCTCAAAATAAATTATCTCAAACATAACTCTTATAGGCATAATATTCTCTTAGTGTAGCCACATCTTTGGGAAAACAATGTCATCAAGCTCATCTTCATCAATCGTCAGAAATATTTAGATGACTTGGTCAAATTCTTGTATCAGTTTCTGCTATATACTTTATGACTTTATAATTAATTCAATCTCTTTGACAAATATCATAAACCAAATTTGCCATTAATACTTTTGAGGTTAATAAAAAATTGCAAAAATACTTTCAAAGTTCACTTTCTTTTGCTGTACAGATAATTTCTATGCTTTTAGGCAAAATATTCATTAGTTCTTGTGCATAAGGCTTAGATTGTTCAGTATATCCAACAATATTCCGACTTGGACTAGATACATTTTGTTTTGCTGATTTTTCCATAAGAAACTCTGCTGAATGGAAAAAGTATCTATCTTTGTATTGTTCTTGTAGTCTATCAGTAGTTCAAGGAATAATTGTGGATTTAATTACTATTTTCTGTCAAGGCGTAGTGTTCTTGATAGCTTCATCTAAGATAGATGAGTCAAACTTTCTATTTTTGGTGGGAGTAGGGACAGCCACAAAAACAATATCACAAGTTTTAAGTTGTTCTAAGTTTCATTTGTACTTTTCATCTAACGAATATCTTACAATTTCAAATCATCTTTCTTCAAAATCATCAGCCATATTTCAACCAATAAAACCTTGTCATATAAATCAAATCTTATGAGTCATTTTTATTTAAAATTAAGTGGTAAAAATCAATCTAAAATACAATAATCATAAAACTCTTGATATAAGTTATTTCAGAATTGATTAAATCAGGCGTTCTGGTCGTGTCATAATGTAGGCTCTAAGTTCCCAGTAAGCTCTTGATTGTTCATAGGTGGAACATAAGTATTTATTCAATTAGCTAAAGCTCTATAACTAACCCACAATTCTTCTCAACATACTTTGAATTTTTCTAAATCATTAGGCAACTTATCAAACATACTAGATAAATTACTCCTTCCAAAAAACCAACTATGACCGCTCATATCAACTTGCGTAATCTTACTTGGTATATTGTTGCTTTCGCTTAATATATCTCTGTCCTTTCTTATTTTTAAGTTCTTAAAATTAGAACCCCAGCTACCATATATTCAAGGTTTCTGATTATAACAATCAATACAATTCTGAATATATCAAGTTCAAGGAATTATGTCATCATCAAGAATAAATATAAAATCTGTATTAGCGTTGAATGAAATAAAAAATCGACTCCAAACACCTAAATTAAATGAATGCTCTATTATTAATGCTCACGGTATTAGCTTATTAATAATATAAGTATACTCTCTTCTTCGTTCCGTTAGATTTACATTTATAATAAACTTATCAATCTTATAAGTTTGAGCTAATAATGATTTAATTTGTTTTTCTAAATTATCAACTCTTTTGTAAATTGTTAAAACTGCTGTTACTGTTTGCATAGTTTTTAAGTAAAATATTTAAAATACATATTTTTGTTTGTTCGTTTTCACATAACCTTTTTATATCATAGTTCTTCTATAAATTTAAGTGTTTCTATGTTATTAATTTCCACCATTAAGTCAGGTTTATAACCTATAATAGTTTCAATTCAGCCTTTCAAAACTTCTAATTCCATTCACTCTACATCTATTTTTATTAAATCTATTTTTCAAAAATTATAATCATCTAGTATCCTTATTTTAACCTTTTCTCATTTTCATTTTCTACAAGCTCACATATTATTCTGTACAACTTGAAATTCAACTGTTTCTTCTTTTTCTCACAATCAAAAATTATAAGCCTCTACATTATCTCATAAATTATTTATGAATATATTTTGTAATAACAATTTAAAGTTTTCTTTCATTGGCTCAAAAGCAATAACCTTATATCACTTGTAAGACCAATATATGGTATGATTACCAATATTAGCTCATACATCTAAGATAACACTTCATTTGCTTAATTGAGTTATTGAAAATTTTAAATAATCTTCTTCATAGAATTTTCATTTAGATAATTCTTTTCAAAGAAAATCTCAATGGTGTCTTATTTTTAAGTTTCAAATTTGCATAATAATTAAGTTAATATCTATCTATTTGATTACAAGTCTTGCTATCTAACTTAAAGTAATTGCGTGTAGGTCTGCCCATTATGTATTCATCAAGTGTTGAGCCTATATCTATATAACGATTAGTCTTATTAAGTTTCCAACATTCATAAATCATTAAGTTACTAAGAGGTCAAGCACAGAATAGGACTAACTTGTTATTATTCTTGGCAATATCCTCACACATCTTTATAATATGCTCTTTGTTTTCTTCATAATAAGAAACAACATCAAAAGGTATTCAATAAAACTTTTTAACTTTAAAAGGATAATTTTGTCATTCTCAAATCTTATTAGCAACTAATATAACTTTTTCTTTTATTCATTCTAAAACAAGCTTAAAAGTCTTGTAGTTATTGTTTACAAAGATTGTAGCAAATGTTTTGTCTTTAGATTTAATTGCGTGCTTGTAGAAAATATTAGCTCTTAAATGTTGCCTGCTTGCTATACCGAACATAAATCACTCATCTTGATATTTTAGTATATTATTAATTTCTGTTTTAAGTTTAGATTTATTTTGATGTGTTTTCCAAAATCAGCCAGCACCATTGAAAGTATGTCAAGCAATCAAAGAATACTCTCACTCATTGTAACGGCTGAATGCTGTTGGTGTTTTATTTATAAATATTCTTTGAATAAGATATTTATAATCTTCAGAAAAGTTTTGTTGTAACATTTATTTTGTAATTATATAAAATCTTGAATTACTTTCAGGTGGTATTGAGTTATCTTTAATATAAGTAAACTTCTTTCTTTTGCTTAATTCTTCTAAATATTCCTCAAAATTATAATCATTAAGATGTGGAGCGTTTGCTGTTCATTTAGGAAAAGAATAGAATATAGCAAACCTAACAGTACTATCTATAACTTTGTTTATATATTTCTTCCATTCGCTCTTAGGGAAAATATGGAAAGTTACATCTAAAGATAATGTTAATTCGGCTTGATATTCTCAATCGTTCAAAACACTAAATTGTTTTGTTTTATCGTCTTTAAATCTATTATTACAAATTTCAATTGCTTTTTCAGAAATATCTAAGCCTTCATAGTTTTTTATTTCATAAAGTTCAAGATTATTTCAGTCTCAACATCAAAATTCTGTAACCGTTATAATATTATTCTCTTTAATAAAGTTATTTATAAAGTTCGCCTTAAACAAAGCATTTGCTCAATAACTTCATTTTCAAGAATTTCAATTATTGATATAGCGATTATTCCAATAGGCTTTATAATCAAAATTTTTCATAGTTTTAAAATTTAAACTTCAATAAATTTTTGGTCAGCTAGATGTTTGCAAATCAGACGAGTATCTGCATATAACTTATATCCTAAGCTTTGTGCTCGTTCAAAGAATAGATAGTCTTCACTTAACTCTCTGCCTCTTATATTAAGTCAACCTTGTTCATTTGTTTTAAATCAAGATTGTCTAAATATGCTTGGTCAAAATTCTACATATCATCAAGCTTCTTTTTCAATATAATAAGTATATTTATTTTCAAAAGGTCTAGGATAGTTAGCAATCATATCTTCACATACCTTACGAGATAAGCAAACAAGTCAACTACCACAGTTTCCAATTTCTTCTAAGGTTCATAATCATTCTATATTCTGATAGTTAATATAAGCCTTCATTCATTCAATGACTTGTTCAAAACAAATATTCAAATCTTCTTGTCTATTCCTAAGTCTAACTATTCAACTTACTATATCCTTATGGTTGTCTACCATAACATCAACAAAATTGTCATACTTACAAGGATTGTCAGAATCTATCATAATAAGATAATCTGAATTATGTTCTATCATTTTTTCAATAGCTAAATTCCTTGCTGAATGTATAAGCACCTTACTTGTTGTTATTACTTCAATTTTGTACTTTGAATTTACTTTCATAAGATAAGTAGACATAGAAGTTGGTACATCTCACATTGTAGGGATAAAAAGCATTACTGATTTTGGCATTATTTTTTTATGTTATTAGTTAAACTCATTGCTAGTGCAACTACCCAGCCAATGAAAGTCCAGCCAGTGAATAAGTTAATAATCAAAATAGGTCAAATATTATTGTGTTTTCTATACATAGAAATAAATGTTGGGATAAAGTAAACACATAAAGTTAAGAATGTAGCCATAATAATAAAATTAATTAGTAAACTTTTTTATGTAAGCAAGAATATCTGTAGGATTTTTTGGTTTTAAATTGTTTCTATAAAAATAAGATTTAATTGTTTTAACTTCTTTTCAAGTAACTAAATTTAAAAATCTATAAATTAAGTACGAAGTTATAGGTTTTTGTAACCTTATTTTTTTAATTTTTTCTTGCATTTTGATAGCGAATATTCGTATTTATATAGTATATTTTGCATACTATTTATTTTTTAGATAAAATCAAGTTTTTTTATAAAATAAAAGCCCTTATTAGGGGCTAATATTTTTATAATTGTTCAGGTAGTTCTAAGTCTTCCCACTTATAGTTCTCTTTAGCTTCTACTAATGTTGCCAATCATTCATTGTAGAACTTAGTTATATCTATCTTTCTTTTTTCTAATCCTAAAATCTGATTAGGTATCCTATCAATTTCAGCCTTAATTTCTTTAAGCTTAATTAACGAACTTTCAATATCGATTGTATAGGTTTGCTTTGCTGTTTCTGTCAAAATAAACTTTCAATCTGTAAACTCTCAAAACTCTCTGTTAAGTATATCCATAATAATAATTGGTTAAAAAAATAATTACTTGTTGTTACGCTTGATTAGTTCATTAATCAATTGCTTTTGCTCTTCTGATGTTTCTTGTTTAATTTTTCATTTAATTGTTATGTCTTCTGTGGTCTTTGCTTTTCATATTCATCTATCAAGCATTTTTTCTATAATATCAAATCCTTTCCCTCATAACATATTTTTTACTAAAATTCTTATAAGCATTGGCTTAGTCTTATCTTCTAACATTACTTTAAGTTCTGTTTCTTCTAATTGGAGAAGGCTCATATAATTTGTTTCAATGTCTTGCTTTGTTGCTGGTGCATATCATTTTTCAGCTAGTTCAGAATTAACAAGAGATATTCATTTTCTTGGTTGTCCTGTAGTGTTTCTTACTTCTCATTTCTTTATCTGTGTTGCTTTTCAATACTTTGCTATATTAGGATTGGACATAACTTGTAAATAACTTTTAAAATTTAATTATCAATTATATATGAATAAACATTCGTTTGGCTGATTGTTATGCGATTGACTTCATCATTGTAAACAACTTTTTTGACTAAATTCATAAATCTTTCTAAAATCATCTGGTGCAGTATATTCACTAATGAATACTTTATTTGTTTTACTTAAATTTCTTATATATTCCCAAAACTTAGTATGGTCAAATCATCATTCAGCATAAGTAGCAGTTCATTTATATGGGGGGTCACAATATACTATTGCATTTTTTGGTATTTCTACTTCGTTATAACTTCACTTTATAATTTGCTTAATATTTTGCTTATTTTGAAGTCTTTGAAGTCTTTGAAGTCTTTGAAGTCTTTGAAGTCTTTCTAGGTTTTGTAACCTTTGCATTCATTGTAATTTATTTCATAGTATCTTTGAAACTTTACTTAATGCTATTCTTCTTGTGTGTATTGATTTTTGTTTTAATATTCAATCAATAAATTTTTGTGGTATTATTTCTCTAATTAAATTACTTACTTCTCATCTTACAATTAAATCATCTCAACTCTTTTTTAACTCTTCAAATTCTTTTCAATATAAATATCATTTTTGATTATTTCAAAAACTCCAAATACATTGAATATATCAAACATACCAATCATCATATTTATCAGGATTATCTATAACATCTTTAAATTTATCTCTACTAACCCAATTATAAACCTCATCAGGTAGTCAATCAAGAGTTTTTTTTAATAATTCCATTACATATTTATTTTTATCATTATTAATTGTTTGCCATCATTTTTTAATAAAAATTTCACTTACTGCAAATCATCAAGTAAATAAATCAACTAATAAATTATCTTGTCTATCTTTTGTAAAGGCATTAATTACATTAAATATATGTATTGCACTTTTATCTTTACTTCACATATATGGAATACACATATTATATTAATTAAATACTAAATGTTTCTCAACACCTAGGACATTCAACTTGTTTTGTTTTTTTATCTAAATCTTCTTTATCTGTTTTTTCTTGTATATCAAAATTAGGTAAATCAACTCACCAATCAATTAATTCTTTTTCGTCCCATTCATTACTTAATAAATCAAAATCCCATTCTCAAAATCAAACATTATCTTCTATAATAAATCTTTGTTCTTCTTTGGGGGTAAGGTCTTCTGCTATCTTTACAGGTATATCCTTTATTCATAATTCTTGACAGGCTTTAAAACGCATATTTCAACCTAAAATCATATTGTTTTTATCTATAACAATAGGTCTAAGTTTTAACATCTTAGGAAATTCTTTTATAGATTTTACTAGTTTTTTAAATTTATCATCTTTAATAAATCTAGGGTTCTTTGGATTAATCTTTATTTCTGATATTTTCATACTTTTTAAGTTAATTACTCCTTAATTATATCTAAATATAGTATAAATACAAGTTTAATTTACTAAATAGAAATACTCCTTAGCTATCTTAATATCTCATTGGTCTGTAGATAGACAGATAGTTTCTACTCTCTTACTAAAGTATTGTCTCATAATCTCTTCAAATTCTGGAGCGTTAGATAAGTCCTTTTTAACTATAATAATCTTTTCTCAGTTATCTACAATAAACGTGTTCATACTTTTTTTGAATTATTAATAATAAAATCAATATCAAACCAATCATCTAAATCATAATCTATTCAATTAGAACAATAAGCTATTTTGTCTTTCTTATCTATTTCTGTTATTTCAAAAATATATGGTTGTGAACTTTTCCATTGTCTTAATTGTCATATTTTAATTTTATTCATAAAGTAATACAGATAAAAATTTAAGCATTTCCATTTGATGAGATTGACTCATCATTCCTATTCCCATACTCTCATCAACATCAAATATAGGATTAAGTCTAATATATTCTCGGTAAGAACTTCATTCTATTTCTGAATATTCTAATCTACTTATTTCACTAAGTCTTCTTGAATTTTCTTTATACCATAAATTAAAATCACTCTCACTTATAGTCATAGTTGCTATTACATTCTCATTTATATTTGTTCCATTTGGAACTATTTTAAATTTTAAGTTTTTCATAAGTAAGTTAAGGTTTTAAAATATTTTTAATCTTATTGTTTGTGTCTAAGATAGCAAGTCTATATCCTTCTGATAGATACCTATCTTGCCAAGTAAACTTCATAAATTTTTCGTGGTTCTTTCATTTGATACACCAATCTCAATTTTTATCTACGATTGCTATATCAAGTTTTTCAGATGAGGGAGCATTTCTATGTTTACTCATATTATTTTAAAATTAAATTAGCTAAATACTTTTGTTTTTTAGAAAATTTAAATCTTTTGAATTCTTCTTCTTTAATGAATTTTCACTCATCAGTTTTTGTAAATTGACTTGCTAAATTTAATATAAATTGATTTATGTTAATCATATTAATCTACATAAAATAAATAAAGATTTTCCATCATAACAGTATCTTTCATATTCCTAAGATTAACTTGATATAAGTTATAGGCTTTTTTGGAAAAATAACTATCCCAAATAAAGTGCTTACCTGTTTCACTACTATTTGTATTTATCCACTTCAAACAATTCGTAGCGTGTTTAATATTGCCTTTCATCTTTTCATAGTCTTGTGATTCAATTATTCAGTTATCTTGACTGTCATAAGTATATTTTGCGTTTACTTTAATTCCTAATCTTATCATATATCCTTGATTCAATAAGGTAGGGAATAAACTATTATACTTATTAAAGATTTTATATTTAAGTTGTGGGTTGTTTTTCTTAACATAACTATAAACATTCATAAAATTATCTTCTAATCAACCTCAATCCTTAACGCTTAATATCCCTTTTTTTATTCAATCTTCTACAAGGAAATCTATCTCTCATTGAGATAATTTAATTCAAGTATTCCAATATAGATTTATAGCAGATGAAAAAACTGTACAGGCCATACGATGACGAGGGTTTTTAGTTTGGTCTACTTGCAGAAAGCATTCTATAGGCTTCTTCATATATTATATTGGTTAATTAATTACTCTTGATTATACTCTTAATAAGAAATATATCAAGTTATTTTTGTTGCAAATTATTTACTAATATAAATAGTTGATTTAGGGTTTTCATAACAATTCCATAAAATTCTTGTAAGAAATAATTGAGTTGTTTCAAGTGTACCCCATTTATTTTCTGGTTCGTAAATCCTTAAATCTAAAAAACTAAATGATTTAGCTTTCCAATCATTATCAGCCAATCTTTCTATTGCATTTTTTAAGATATTAATCACATCTTTAGCGACTTTTCAATCTATTTCATCACGCCAATAATCTACATCCATAGCTTTACTAATCATTTCACCAGTGTTAGATGTATGATTTATTCTGTCTGTTAAAATTTTTTTTCATTTTTTAAAATATACATCGTAACTCATATTCTTTATTTATTTAATAAAATAAAATTAGTCTTATCTTTATGTCTTCTAACATAATCTTGAATAATAACTTTAGTCTTCTCATCTTGTGATAGATGAGATTTTTCCATATCAATTAACCTTTTCTCTCATTCGAGAGAATTGGTTGTTCTTTTTAAGTTCATAAATTTATTTGTTAAAAGATAAATGTTTATTTTCTACTAATCAGATAACCATATCGGCAAGTGCATTAGGTAGTGAATTATCTGATGTATAATTTATTCAGAATTTCACATAATATTTTCTCCATTTATCAGTAGAAATACTAATATTATCGGCATTTATGTGGGTAGGCATTATATCTAACATCTCCATAACAGAAGGACAAGGATAATGATGTAATCAATCATAATCTTCTAATAGCATTATTCATTCTTCTGGATATTTTTCCTCTCTATATCAATATATATTTTCAGTTTTTGGAAATCCTATCTTTTCAATTTCTTATATCTATCTAAAGTAGGATAATGTGATTTGTTCATAAATCAAAATATTAAAAATTAAAGAGAACAAAGAGGGTAAAGAGTCGAATCTTAGTTCTTAAGACAACGAACAGTAAAGCCGTACGCTCTGCTACTGTAATTCAGCGGGTAGACCTGCGTACTACCAATGGTCACATAGTAACCATAGAGACCATAAGGAGAAGATGACCAATAGTAGCCGTACGTGCCCTGATAGTAGTAGTAGGCATTACTGCCACTGCGGTAACCTAGTTTTGGTAATTTTAAAACTTCTTTATTATTATTTTCTATAATTTCTTCCCAGTCTTCTTTAGTAGGAATTTTCTTTCATAATGTTTTAGCCTCTAGTAAGGCTCAATCAAAATTATAATACCAGTTTCAATTATTCTTCCAAGCTTGTGGTATTGTCTCACTTGCTTCTTTAGGATTAATTTTAATCTGTTCACAAGTAGGTTTTCATAGATTTGAATCTTCTAATTGTAGTTCTAATCTTTTAGACGGTATACCCATAAATTCAAGAGCAGATAGTATATCTTTACTATCTATTTCTATAAGAGTTTGCTTATAGTATTTTCAATCTATAAATGTGTATTTATTCATATAGTTATTTATTGGTTAATATTTTAAATAATTTTACTATTGCATTAAAAAATAGTGCTAGTAAATCCTTTAATAATCTCATATAGTTTATTTAGTTAAATTATAAAGATAAGGTACTAGATTATCAAGATTTTTTAATAATATATATCTAAATCATTCTCATTCTTCATCTTCATTATTTGTATATTTTATAAACTTATCCATAAACTCTTGAGTAAATATTATTTCTCTTACATCTACTTCACAATCTGTTCAAAAGTTTATTTGTTTGTGATATTTTGTAGTATTTGTACTCCAAAAATATTTTCTAGGTACAAATCAAATTTTCTTCATTATTTCTTTTAATTGTTTGTGGTTATTCATAATAGTTTATTTATTAATAATATAAATTACTTTCTTTTTACTTTTATAGATTTTTTCAACAAACTTATCTTGTTGTTTTATAGCCCAATCTATTTGGCGTTGTTTTTCTATTTTTTCAAAATATTCTGTCATAATTTTAATTATTAATTATCTGTTCTTATTATACAGATTTTAATTAAAATGCAAAAGATTTTTAAATTATCTTTCTAAAATCAATGTCCAATAACAATAAAGTGAATTATTGATATTGTCTAAGTAACATCAATTAATATCTTGTACTTTATCCATATAAATTAATCATCTCTTATCAATATGAGTTCAAGACTTAGTCTTATATATTGCTCATAATGGGTAATATTCTTGAATATAAGTAATCATACAATCAGCATTACCTTGACCTAGTGTTTTTGCATATAGATAGGTAGATAATGGGAATATAAAGAGTATTGCAATAAGTATTGAACCCAGTATTGTTTTCATAAATTATAATCTAATCATAAAATTTTCATTAATTTGCACTCAATGTATGGTGGAAAGACAATTTAAAGTATTTATGTTCCAGTTTTCCTTGCTTGTAGCATAAAAAGGTTTTGTACCTCCTCATCATACAGACAAACTTCAAATACTTTGTTTATGTTTTAAATATTTATTGTTCAGAGTCTGGAATATTAAATCTACTCACTTTTCCAAAGTAGAAACCGAAACTCTGTTACCTCTATCGTTATTGCCAACATTTCAAATATTATTAGGTGTTTTTAAATATCTTCCTAATCAAGAATCAGCCCACGCTATACAAAGTGCTACTTCTTTTTTTATCTTCCATTTTTTCTCTGAAGCATACCAATAATCAACTGGTATTTTATGGTTTTTACTAATTTCATCGAAAGTGTTTCACATTAATTCTGCCTTACTTTTACTTTGTCATTGTGAGTTTTTTAACCAAACTGGTTTTGGATTAATAACTGCTATATCTGGCTTAAAATAGTCAGCGTTTGCCTTTGGTATAAATCATTGTTCTGGACAACTTTCAAGAGTTCATATTTTTTGCTCGATACACAACTTTTTTCCTTTTAGAGGCATAATCTTATCCTTTAACTCTGAAAACTTAAGTTTGAGCGGTTTAAGTTGTTCGTTATATCAGTTTAGTTCTTTTTCTAGTTGTTCTAATTGAATTTTTCTAATATCATCCATTTTTTTAATCTCTAGTATCTCCTTAACCAAGTAATTAGTAGTAGTTGATATAATTAGGTATAATCCTAATACAATTATAAAACAATATATGTATGTTCGCTTACTGAATAAATAAGCAATAGTAATTATGATTTTATCTTTCATAAAAAATTAATTAGTAATAAATTTAGATAAACTATCAATTTTTTCTTTCTGCCATTCTATTTGGTTTTCAAGATTTTTAATATAATCTTTATTAGCCTTATTTAATTTGAGTAATCCCCATATTCTATAGGATAATACTCTTAACATCTTACGAGTGTTTTCTTTAATATCTATTATTTCAATTTCTTTTTCCATATAAATATAAATTAAAGATTAAAAAATAAATAGTCAAAGTATCAAAGAGTCGAATCTTAGTTCTTAAGACAACGAACAGAGAAGCCGTAAGAACTGAAATTGTAAATCAGCGGGTAGACCTGCGTACTATTAAGGTTCACACCGTAACCATAGATACTATTAGGAGAAGATGACCAATAGTTGCCGTACCAGCCCCGACCGTAGTAGTAGGCATTACTGCGATAGCGGTAACCTGCTAGTTTTAATCAAAGCCTTTCTCTTACAGAAGTATCATCCTGCCATCATCATTCTATCCTAATATTAGGATTTATATATTTTATTATCTGTCACCATTCATCTTTTGTTGGTACTTTTTTTCAAACTTTTTTTGTTTCTCTAATCATCGCATCAAATGTAAATAATTGTTCTCATTTAAAATCTCAATCTAAAAACTCTGTTATATCTTCTTTTTTATTGATTAAAACTTTAACTCAACCAATAGTTTTTTTCTTCCAATTCTTACTATAAACTTTGAAATTTTTATCTTCTAGTTCTAATATAGTGGTTTCAACACTTTTACTTTTATTTAATAGAAAAAGTATATCTTCATTAGATACTTCTACAGTTTTGTAGAATTTTCAATCTATTAGATTGTACATATTAATAATTTGTTATTAAAGTAAAATTTCACTCTTTTTTTGCAAATATAAATACAATTCATCTCCATTTTACACTTAACTTTCAATCTCTTTCTGTTCTTGGGTATACTTTATTCTTCTTAATTCCTTTTTTTATACATTCAGCGAATGTTGCCTTAATGTATGATGTAGGGTTAATATTATAATTAAATCTTTCATTTGCACGCAATGTAGCGTGGTAGGTCGCAGTTAGAACCATTGTATAGTTTTTAATATTTTACCCCAAATATTTGGTTTAATATAATCAGGATTTTTTATGCATGTATTTCAAATAAATTCATCTACTGTATTTTTGATATATTTTTGCTTAATTTCTCATTTTTCTACTATTGTAGTTTGTATTCAGTATCTATTTATTAAATCTCAATTTACTATTCAGAGAGTTTTTGGAATAAATACTGCTTTCCATTCAAAATTCTTTCAACTTCATTGTCTAATAATAGTACAACCTTTTCATTTTAGTTGAAAAATCTTATCTTTGAAATTCCAACCTATTAAGCTATTTAACTCTTTGTTACTATGCCAGTTATAATCTGACATTAAGTCAAATACTTTTACTATTTCTGATTTTTCTCTTGTTTCCATAATAATTAAAAGTTAAGAGATAAAATATAAATTACAAGAAGTGTTTGAATTTCTGTGTTTACAATTTTGCAAACTTTTTTTAATTCTTTCATTCTCATAATTAATAAAGTTAATGTTAATGGGCTAGATTAAGAGTTTTTTGTTTTATCCAGTTGGTTATTAACCTTGGTTTCCATAACTCTTAATCTTAACTGAGAATAGTATATTCTTTTTTAATTAGAATGCAAATCTTTTTTATAATTTACTTCACTAACTTAGTATTAAAGCCAAACTTTTTTTAAATTTAATTTTATTGTATAAGTTTCGTATACACTATTTCAAAAAATCGGTTACAGTAATAGGTCTAATCGCCTTTATTTTGAATATAGAAAGCGTGCGTTCGTTTGCAGAAGCGATAAACTTAGTTAGCACTTTCTTATTAATAAGTTTACAATTTCATTTTCTATAATTTACTATTGTTTGTTCTGTAATTCAGGCGTGCTTACAGATAAGCTTAATATTAAGCCCATTAGTATAGTCTATGAACTTATATAAGTCTATTTTGCTTGCTTCAATAAGTCAATCGCTTGCGGTGTATTCTTTTCTCATAATTTTAGTTGTTAGTTAATAAATTTATATTTAACAAAATAGTTTCAATGTTTACATTTTTTATTCTTAATAGGAAAGTCTTTTGCTCTCATTATTTTAAGTTCACATTGACAATCATCTGAGTCAAAATATAAATATATAGGAATATAGTTTTTCTTTTTTTTAAATGATAAATTAACTCAATTTAATTGTAAGAAATGATTTTTAAAAAAATTAACAGCAAATAATGGTTTTTTTAATTTTTCTTTCCATTTTCGTGGAATTTGTAATAATAAATTATAAGGTTTTATTTCTCTCATAGTTATTTTTTAAATAAATAAAATTTTCAATTAATTTGTTTTACATTTTTGTTTTCGTTTCATTTTTTGAAAAAATGTTTTTTAATTTTTTCTCACGAAACTACAAATAATGTTTTTGTATTAGTTGCTTTATTTGAAATTAATTCTTTTGTAAAATAACAATTTTCAATTCATTTAATTTTAAAATCTTCAAAACTTGCACATCATATACTAGTTGTAGTATCAAAATTAATAACTGTAGTAATATCAGATTTAAACTTTTTAAGTTCTTCAAGTTCGGAATGATATTTTTTTAAAACTTCTATTTGTAATGATAGATTTTTATTTACTCTTTCTTCTCGTTCTTTATTATGAATTTTTCAACAATTAATAAAATCTGTAAATAATTGTTTAAATTCTGTTCTTAATGTTTTAAACATAATTAATAAAGTTAATGAATTAAAATATAAGTTTTTTCTCAATATTGAGTTTTTCTGTTGCTCTGTCTACTTTTTGTTTTGCTAGAGCTTTTAGCTTTTGCCATTTACGGTAGTCTAGTAATTCATTATAAGCTTCAAACTTTAGCAGTTTTTCAAATGCTCATATTGTCATTTTTTGGTCTAAAACTTGTCAAAAGTATTTTGAGTGAATTTCTTTCTCCTTAATACTTAGTAAGTCCATAGCCTTTCATTCTTCAATAGTTCTATATTCTAGCACCTTATATGCTTCTTCTAGTTGTCCGTATGCTTGTTGCATATCTGAATAATCTTTTTCTATCATAGTTATTTAATTAAAGAGTATAAATAGTTTGTAATATCATCAAGATGTCTGAAAACTTCAAGTTTAAATCATAACTCTCAAGTATAAACATAATGATTTGAGTTTTTATAATAAGTAAAAAATTTATTCATAAATTCTGTAGTAAATATCATATCTTTTTCACTTATATCACTTTTTGCTCAAGAATCATAATAATATCAATTATCTTCACTCCAATATTGCATATCATCATATCATATAGTATCACATATTTTTCTGAAATAATCATCTTCTGATATATATTCAGATTCTATATCTCAATCTTCTTGTTTCATAATTTAATTATTTAATATTAAGTTCTTTTTTGACATTTATTCCTGTAATATCAAGAAAAATATCATTATCAAAATTAGGCAAATCTAATACTTTCTTTTTTTCTGATAATTCAGCTCAATTCCAAGCATTTTTCCACGCTTCTTTATAAGAAATTGGTTTTAGGTATCATCAAGTAGTGATACTATTAGGATTATTAGTTTTTTCTTCTTGTGTCATAAAATCTATTGAACGCCATATATTTAACTCAAAATTGAAAAAATTTGGAAAATTATAATCTCAAAATTTGATTTTAGTTTTTTTGCCAAAAAAAGTTGCAAATAGTGTAATATTAGAGAAGTATCAAGAGTTCCAGTTTCAAGAGTTCCAGTCTCAAGAGTTCAAGTTTCAAGAGTTCAAGTTTCAAGAGTTTCAGTTTCAAGAGTTTCAGTTTCAAGAGTTTCAGTATCAAGAGTTCAAGTTTCAAGAGTTTCGGTTTCAAGAGTTTCAGTCTCAAGAGTTTCAGTATCAAGAGTTTCAGTCTCAAGAGTTTCGGTTTCAAGAGTTTCAGTCTCAAGAGTTCAAGTTTCAAGAGTTTCAGTTTCAAGAGTTTCAGTTTCAAGAGTTTCAGTATCAAGAGTTTCGGTTTCAAGAGTTCCAGTTTCAAGAGTTCAAGTTTCAAGAGTTTCAGTTTCAAGAGTTTCAGTATCAAGAGTTCAAGTTTCAAGAGTTTCGGTTTCAAGAGATAATCTTATTATAATCATCAAGTTCTTGAAGTATTTTTATTTTTGAAGTACAATTTTTATTTAATCAAAAATCAATTTCCCCTAATATTTCTATTTCACAAATTTTACTATCTTTAGGATAAAAGTCATAAATATCTTGTAACTTATTACAATAATGAATACCACTATTACATAATTTAATACTTTTTTCTTCAAAAATATTTCAAATTTTATATTGTTTTGATTTACATTTTAGGTTTTTATCAAAACCTTTATATGCTTTATTTGGAATAAAATCTTTAACAACTTGAATAAAATCTTTATTTGATAATGAACCTATTCAGGTTCATAATCAAGATAGTAATATTGTTTCATTTTCTTCTCAAAATTGAAAAATTGATTGTAATGCTTTATATACTAGAACCTTATTTGATTTAAAATTATTATCTACAGTTATTATGAATATTACATTTCATACTCTTTGATTTTTTCATTTAACTAAATTTTCGCATTCTTTAGGAAATTTTTCTTTAATCTTAGCGTCTAACCCTCATCACATAGTATAATTAGGATTACTTGCACTTACTATAACTCATTCTTGCTGAAATATATCTCATACGATATAATCAGAAAAATAAGGTATTTCTTTTTTAACTTGTTCTACAAGTTTTTTATTCAAATCTATAAATTTTATTTTCATATTATTTTTGGTTATTAATAAACTACTTACTATCCCTTAATAATAAGGAATAGAATAGAAATTTATTAAAAAGGAATTTCTCATAAGTCTTTTTCTGGTTGTTTCCAACATAATGCAGAACAATAAGTTTTCCCAGTTGTTCAGCTAATTTTCATTGAAGCTCAACATTTAGGACATTTTACATCAGTTTTTGTTTCTGTTTTTTGTTCAAAATTACTTCATCTATTGATATCCTTATTTACTTCATCAGCACTTGCTATTCATTCAATTACTCATATTCAAGCAAAAGCACAAGCTCTTCATACTGCAGAAGTTTCGGCATTTTCTAACGCTGATGTAAAATTTACCTTGTTAACTTCATTACTTTCAATCTCTTGTGCTAGACCTGTATATATTTCTCCTGTTCCTAATAGAGTAAGTTTAGCTTTTACAACCCACATTTTTCTAGTTTCAAAATATTGATATTCTGTTTCAATAGAATATTTTTCACTAGTAGCTAGAGCTAGTATTCTTTCTTTAACTTCTACATAAGGTTTTCCTTTAATAGATACTTTTTTAAAGTCTTTTTCTAATATTTCTTTTTTCATAATTAATAATTATTACATAATAAATTACCTTGTTAATCATTTTTGATAACTAATTTATAATCTACTTCTATACTGATATTGTCATCATAAAATTTTCAATCTATATAGTCTTTTTTAAGTTTAGTTTTATCTATTTCGGTCTTAATTCTTTTGTATTCTTCTGGGCAAGTAAATCACTCTTCTATTTTTAGACTTCAAGGAGTCTTATTAAGTTGCACTGTCACTCAATCAAGAGTTGTAAAATCGTGCAATCAAGCAGTAAACATAATTTGTTTTGCTTCGTTTCTTAAATCTTTTTCTTTATTTCCCGCTTCTATTAATTCTTTACTTATTTTAAGATAATTTTTATATTCTTTACTATTTTTAAATTTATTCTCCAAAATAGCTTGTTCATTTTTTAATCTTAATTGTTCTCTCTCATAATTTCTAATTTGTGGCACAAGTCATTCAACTTGTGTAGATATTTCATTAGTCATATTTTTTAAAAGTTAATAAATAAATTTAAATTAAATTATCTCTTTGAAAATTATTATCTCTTTCTAATTCCATATCTTCTTCTACTTTATATTCTATATCTTCATTATATTTTAATTTTTCTTTTCTTTCTTCTTTATTTTTTTCTAACCAAATTTTAATTAGTTCGTCAATTACAAAATCTAATTGTTTTAGATTTAAAGTGTTTGCTTTTTTAATTATGTTTTCCATATTTTTTAAGTTAAATATTAACTGTTCTTATTATACGAATTTTAATTTAAAAACAAATCTTTTTTTAATTATCTTTTTAAATTGGCTTAAAATATATATTTGTTTACTTGTATAAATGGCTTTACTTGATATTTTTTTACGAAAATCTTAAATTCTCAAACTTTAATTAATAATCACTCCTTTTTATTATAATCTTGTAAGATTCTACACTTGTTTCAGTTATATATTACAAATTCTCATTGTAAGTATTTTTCATATTCTGTTTTTTTATGTCTTTCTTGAATATCTTTTTTATTTTCTTGAAACCATTTTCGTCTACTTAGTATTAAATGTTCTTTATTTTTTATTCTCCATTCTTTGGATTTTTCTCTTTCGTGTTTAAGTTTTTTATAATCTGCTCTATATTTTATATGATGATTTTTAGCCATTTGTTTTCAGTGTTGTGTTTTTCTATATTCTGCTTTAACTTTATTTCTACATTCCTTGCAAGTTGTAGTATATTTATTTTTACTTTTACTATATTCACTCCATTCTTTGAATAATCAGCATTTATTACATATTCTTCAATTCTCTTTAATTTTTCCTTGTGTTCTTAAATTTCAAGGAATAATTGCTTTTTCTTTGGAAATTCATTTTAAAAATCTTTCTCTATATAATCAATATCTAACCTTATCTCAACAATAAGAGTTATAATATTCATATTCTGTTTTGTATTTTAGATTATTTAGGTTCATAATTTAAAAGTTAAAACATAATTTAGAAGCTAATCCTGAAAGGTGTTTTGTATAAAATTTACTCTTATACAAACTAGTGGTATACCTCGCAAGTATAGCCTCTATTATTTAAGTTATTTAGGCGGATAAGATAACTTAAATAGATTATGTTAAGTATGTAAGCAAATCAGCTTTTGGCTGTCATTTTAAAAAATTTCTGTATATCTTACGAATATTCTAACATTCCATTCATTATTTCCCCATAATCAATCTCAAACAAGACTTGGTTTTACTTTTGTAAGATATTTTTTAGTTTTTTCTATTTCTTCTTTATGCTCTTCAATTTCTTTTATTAATTTTTCTTTATTTCTTTTGTTTAAATATTCAACCATTTTATAATGATTATTTATTTGTTCATCACTATATCATTTTTGTTTAAAATATTCTTTTAAATTTCTTCTCATAATTTTATAATTAATAAATAAAAATATTAACTTTATTTTCTTTTAATATTCTTCTAAATATCGCTTTAAATACTTAATCTTTTCTTCTAAATATTCTCTTGTTACTTTCAATGGAAGATGTGCTAGTTTTTCTAAATTATCTAAATAATCTTTTCATCTTTTAGCTTCTATCCATCTTGTAAATTCTACTGGTGTTTGATGTGGACTAAATGTAGAGCTAAAAGTGTGGTGTCATGAGCATAAGCAAATTCAATTCGATAACTCCCAACGAACACTTTTATTATTTCTGCTAAAAATATGATGAGCGTTAAGATATTCTGTTTTTCAACAATACTCACACTTTCATATTTTCCGTATACATTCACTCCAAAGTTTATCTGCTTTTTTCTCTAAAGGTCAAAGTAATTTTTTCATAATTATTTTTTAATTAAAATTTTGCACTTTTAAAATGTTGTGCTAATAATCAAGCCATTTTATTTATAAGTTTTTCATCTGTTCTAAGTTTATCTTCTTCTAACTTCCATAGAATCATATGTAATAGTTCGTGTAGATATGTTTTAATTAAATTATCTTCGTTAAGATTATTTGTTTCAGATATTTTTTGTAGTTCTATTAGTTTTTTTCTATAATATGCCCTACCATTACTATCCTCTTCTGAAGTTAATTTATCAGAATATTTTATATTAATGGTATCATTCATTAATTCAAACGATTTAGGTATTTTAAAATACATAGTTTTATTTAGTTAATATTAAATAAGCTCTACCACATTTACTTTTTAGTATATACTCTTTTCATTTTGTTATTTTATAAGTCTTTCATTCTATTTTTAGTTTCATAGTTTTAAAATTATAAAGTAAAATAGTTGTAAGCAAAAGTATTATATTCTTTTTTAATTTAAAGTCAAAACTTTTTTTAATTAAATTGTCATTTTGCCCATTCTATCATATTTTTAAAGACTTTCTAAAACTATTTCTTGTTCTATTTCTGTTTTATTATTAAATTCTTTTGCACAATCAAAACAAAAATATCACATATATAAGTGCTGAGTTGGGCTATTACATTCTTTACAATAAATATTTTCCATAAATATAAGGTTAGTTTTTAATTCAAAATTCAGATTCTCATAAATCCTGAAAACTTCACTTAGAAAAGTTTGCTAAAAGTTCAATTTCAATATCATTTTGTCAAAATTTATTCTTAGCAATATTTAATAATAATCTTCAATCTTTTTTCCTTAATAAAAGTCCAACATCTGCACTATGTACAAGTCATCAACTTCACTTACTTGGTATTATACCTCATCTTTTAAAATCAAGTCATTCGTTTGATATTTGAGATATATCAAATATTGCTATATTGTTTCTAATCGCAAGTTGTTGTATTTCTGTTGCAATAGAAGTAAGTCTTTCGTATTCTGAGTTTCAATTTCATTTTATGTTTTGAATAAAATCTATAAATATTACATCTGGCTTTTTTTGCTCTGTATATTGAATAATCTCATCAATAGTATAAATATAATCCACTATTTCTAAGTTATTATTATAATATTCAGAAAAATCTATTAATTCCTTACCTTTAGCAATAGTATAATAATCTTTATCATACCAATTAGCTAATAAATTAAGAGCTACTCTTGTTGCTGTTACTTCCAGAGAAAAATAGATAACATTTAGATTTTGTCGTAGAATTTTATTTGCTATAAAATAACTTAGTTTAGATTTTCATACATTAGAATAAGCATTTAATCGCATTACCGTTCATTTTTGAAGTCATTCAGTAAAATCATCTAATGTTTTAATTCCAGTTTCATATCAAAGTATTTTTCATTTTTTTCATCTAGCAACCTCAATTTCTTTTTCTACATCAAATAACAAAGTTTTTATATTATTATTTTTTCAATTTCAGTTTTCAATCAAAATAATTTTATCTCTTATTTTTTTAATTTCTCAAATATTTGATAAATTAGATAGATTTTCTTTAACATACCAATCAAATAATTCTAGTATATATTTACTTCAATTTCTAATATAATCAAGACTATCATACTTCATAATATCCATATATTCCTCTATTGATATAATTTTAAGTAAATCTGGTGTAATACTGTTTCAATTTTCAGAAATATAAATAAAAAGTTTTTGATAATTTCAAAACATTTTTGGTTCTAAGATTGTATTATAAATTTTTGCTCAATTATTACTCAAAAATCAAGCAATTAAATATCTTTGAATATTTTTTATGTTAAGTGGAGTAAAAGTTTTATTTTGCATATTTTTTTTGATTAAGAGGTAAATGAGGACAATTTAAGAATGTGGATTTATAATTTTTTATAACTTTATTGTTAGTTTTCCAATATAATTCAAATTCTTTACAAATATTTTTAAATTTATCTAAAGAATCTATTTTATGTAATTCTACTATTCATTTTACCCAATTTCTGAAAGAGTCTATAGTTTCATTCTTACTAGGTTTATATCATAAATTAATTAAAGATAATAATAACCAATAAGAAGTTGTTTGTTTATTTTCTTCATTTTCAATAAATTCTTTAAATTCTATATTATTATATATTCTTATATTCTTATATTCTTTAGTTGTTGTTATTTGTTTGTTATTTGTTTGTTGTTCGTTTGTTATTTTGTTTGTTGATTTATTTTCATTACATTGATATTTATCGTAGTTTAATACCATTACTAAGGTATATTTGTTTGTTGATTTGATTGTTATGTTTTTTGTTTTTTTAAGTTTATCTAAAGAAGTTCGTGTTTGTTGTACTGTTAATCACACTTCCTTAGATAAATGTAATAAAGAAGTTATAAAACCTCATCTTTCAATTTCTATTCAATGCCATTGCTTATTTTCCCAATTTGCCAAAACTAAACAGTGAATAAATAAAGATAATGTGTTAACATCATCATACCATTCCCAATTTAATATTTTTCTATGTATTTTAATAAATCAATTATCCATATCTTAATTAGTTAGATAATATTTGTTCTTTTGTTTCTCATTTCTTAATTCTTTTGTTAAAATGATTTTGCATACACTTAAAAAGCAACTGTAAAACACATATCTTAAGTTTTCATTCAATTCATTGATATTTAATGGATTTATATTTATTGATAAGTTTTTTATAACTTCAAATTGTCCTTTGTTTCTGAATATCAAAAAATTCTTCCTTTAGAACTATTTTTGCTTGTATTCTTGCCCATCTCCAACTTCATTGTTGTATCATAAATAATAGAAAAACCCCAGTAAATGTCTAGATTTAATGGGGCCAAATACATTGTATTTAAATACTTGTCCTAGACAACACAAATATTTAAGAAAGTTTATATCTTTCGTGGTTAATTATACAGTTATTTTTATAATTGCAAATTTATTTTTTATTTTCTTTAAACTTAGGCACGACACTAAGTTTATTGGTTTACATTTGGAATACTTCTGGTTCTTTACTTAATTCAATACATTTATTAATCCATTCATTGATAATATTTCATCATAATCATCAATCAAAATCAGATATAGGATAGCCTAATGCAGATAATGTATTATAAAGAATGTACCACCCCTCATAATTTTTTAATCACAATTCTTCTCAAAATTCCTGTTTATCCAATTCAATATAATGTGAGAATGTTTTAAGTTTTCAATTAATATGAATTGTAAAAACTAAAAAAATATATTCTGTAAATCATATATTTTCATTTTCTCAATTAAATTTACTCCTTTTTTGATATTCTCAAACTACAGACATATTATCTGTATCTAATAATTTTGTTAACATATATTTTATAATTTTAATAATAAAAAATTTATGTCGTGCATAAATAGTATATCTTTTTATGATTAAAAGTCAAAAAAAAGACTCTGAAAATTTATACAGAGCCTATAAAGCAAAGCTTTTACGGATATGTAAGTTTAAATTAACCAATTTAATATGAATCCGTGAATATATTATATAGATTATTTTTAATTATCAAATTTTAAATAAGACAATATTTCTTTAAAACTTTCTCTCTTTTCTTTTTCTGAAACTCTATTTCGTTCTTAGAATAATTCCTAATGGATACTTTTATTCATAATTTGTCACGAATTAGTCTAATTTTATGGGCTATTTGAATATAATCAGTGCAAGAACCGTAGGTATACTGTTCAAGAATAGGATTATAGCCAAAGTTGTTCGCCATATCATAGAGATAATTTAGGAATAAATTTATTCTAAACTTAATATTTCAGTATTAATATACTTTGTAATTAGGTTAAGAATAGGCAATAAAACGACCGTATAAGTGTATGAACTGTCTGTGAGATATAATATAGCCAAACTAATCATACCGTTCACAGTAGTCCAATAAAATGCCTTTGCTTTATTGGATTTTAAAAATTCTAATATTTTATTATAATCCATAATTTTAAATTAATAATTTTTTAAGTTCAAACACACTCTCAGCATCCATTACTCACCAAGTTCTCTCATCTATAAGTTTAACTATAAAAACCTTTTGTTCGCTTGTTAATACTAAATATCATTCTGATATTTTATCTTCCTTAACATTCTTCTTAATTTCCTTAAATATATCACTAGCAATTTGAAGTTCTGGTAAAGAATAAGTCTTTTGTTTTCATTCCTTATCTACTTGAAGAACTAAATTAATTATTGCTAATTGACTAACCGTAAAAGCTATTCCTTTTACTTCGGTATTTTTCATTTCACTCATATAAAAATATTATTATAATATAAATTTAACTAACCAATAGTATTATATTTATTTTTTATTTAAAAGCAAGTCTTCTTCTTTCAGAAGGTCTAATTGTTTTTTTAATTCATTTTCAAACTGTTATTTTAATTGTTTTATTTGGTTTTTTAATAATTAATTTCCTCATAGTTAGTTGGGTTAATAATATAATCATAAATTTGAGTAACTTTGTTATCTATTTCTTTTTGTTTTTTATCTATACAAATTACTATAATTGTTAATGATTAATAATAGGATTATTATTAATCATATTGCAACAATAATTAATTTTTCTTTATTTAATTTCTTCATAATTATAAAGAGTTAAACCAAGTAAGAATTTGCCAACCTCAAGTAATAATTACAGAAGTTACACCAATTACGGATAACACAATCTTAACACTTTCTAATTTAATATATCTCTTATCACTTTCTTCACGAAATTTAAGAATAAATTCCTTAATTTCTTTTAGGTCTAATTTAATTTCTATAATATCTTTAGCCATTGAGTCGGTAGTTATTGATAAAGTATTAAGTTCTACTTCTTTCGTACATATATGAGGAGAGTTTTTGTTCTGCATAATTATAATTAAATTTAAAGATTAATCAAGTCAAATTTATAATATTTTTTTAATTTTTTGGGTCTTTCTCTAACCATTTCCTAAAAGCTTCTGCCCACTCTTCTTGTGTGTATTTACTATCTACTATTTTTCTTTGGGTATTATTTAGTTTCTGGAAATAAACATAATGACCTAACTCGTGGTAGAGAACTTCTTTTTTATTCTTCTCTTGTTTACATATCATTATATTATTTTGAGGGTATTCATATACTCCTCTTAAATAATCTCCACAACAAAATAATCACGCACAATAAGTAGAGGAAATAAATATAATCGGTTCTAATAGCATTATGTTAATCAATTAAAAGATTTAATACTAGCCTTTGTTAGTCAATTTATAGATTTTATAGAGGAATAAGCTAATCAATTTATAGATTTTATATTAGTTGGTGCGGCTTTTATAAGACGTATTGGGAATCCAAAACTTCTATAATAATCAAGAGCAGGATAAATATTTTTAGGAGTAACTACCATAGCATATCCATTGTCTGTATTTGGGGTAGATGCCCAATAATGTCAGTTTATCCCTATACATCCATCATAAGCAGCAATATCAAATTCACGAAGACCTGCAACTGTAAGTTTTAAGGTAGAATTAAAAGCTTTAGTAGATGAATTTGTGTCAGTTATTGATTCAGCGGTACATAAAGCTACCCATTCATCTTTGGTTGGTAATCTCCATCAGGTTGGTATATTTATTCAGCTTGCTCAAAGTGTATCTGTTCTTGAACTTCTCCAATCAGTTCAAGTTACAAATTTACTAGGATTTTCAACTGTTAATGGGTCATTTACTGAGTATTTTGTAGTTGTAGTAGTTGAATTATATAATTGTGAACCATCATCTCATCTACCCCATTGAAAATAATCTCAATATGCTGCTGAATCTGTTTTAGAAGTTGCTACTTGAGAAGCTCATAAATTTCTATCCATCCAAATTTTTCAATCAAGAGCAGTAACTTCTTCATAAGTCCAATCTTCATTATTATATGTTATAGTAGCCATAATTTTTTTAATTAAATAAGTACAGTATAATCATTAGATGGATGAAAGTGCAAAACAGTTGCACTTATAGCTTCTCACACCACTCTGATTGCGAAGTTTGTAGTTGTAGGTTGTGCAACTACTAAGTCTCAAGCAGTATCATCAAGATAAACAGGAGCTCATATTGTAAATGTAGGAAATGCAGCAGAAGCTATTAATCAGTCTAATAACATTTTTGTTGCTCCGTTATCATTTGCAGCTAAAACACATATTCAAAGTTTTAGTTTAAATCAAGTATCTGTTCAGTCTAAAATTCAATCATTTAAATACCATTGTCAATCTGCAGTTTTAAGATAACATACATCTCAAACAGCCAGTGTAGCTCAAGCAACACAATCTAAAACAGTTCAAGACCAAGTTTCATCATTCAAAGCAGAGTCATTTAATCTTATTTCACATTTATCAGTTACTGTAGAACCTAGTTTAATTGCTCAAGTGGTTCATAGGGTTTTTACTCAAGTGATTGTATCGGCACTTCATACTGTCATTATATTTACATTTTCTATTGCTACCACTCACGCACTTACTCTTGCTATTGTACAATCTGTTAAGTGACCGAGTTCAATATCTCAAGAAGAGTATATTTTTCAATTTTCTCAATAAAAAGAATAATTGTTTGCTCAATTAATAGCACTTCATCTTACTCATATATTATCTCATCAAGCGTGAGTTCAATTAACATATCAATATACTCAGTTTGCCTTAGCTGTATCGCCAGTTGCTCCAACTCTTCAGACTCAAGTAACTCAACGAGCTTCATTT